TTGTTCAATCATTTACAAAGTCTACCGACTCCAACAGCAAGAGATTACAAAGGCAGGACTTCAGCAAAATGGAACGAGAAATATGGGCCAAAGGTTCTTCCAGACGTCTTAACCCAAATTGGAGATCATATGTCAGTAAGCCCGTACTTCGTAGAGGAGATGATGGGCTATCCTATAGGGTGGACAGAACTAAAGCCCTCGGAAATTCAGTAGTACCACAAGTTGCTGCTATACCTTTAAAACGAGTATACGATCTTTATTGCAATGAATAAATTAAGAACTTTAAAATTAAATAGAATATCAAACTTAGAAAAAAAACTAATAGATCAAGACTTAAGAGGTTATGACCACTATGTTTTTATTGACGGTAATCGAAAAGCTCAACTTATAACTAACGGTAAATGGGTTACAGAATTTATAAGGACTGCTGTTACAAAGCACAATTCTTTAGTATGTGAAGTCTTATGTATGCGTGAAGAGGATTTTTCAGAACAAGAACTTAAGGATTTTGAGGACGGCTTGCTTTCATAATTTTTTCTATTTGTTTCATAAGCATAAATTGATGAAAAAGAAACAATAATTTATTTATACCTTTTGCTTTAACTATCTTTTCTTCAATCATCTTCTTTGACTCTTGTTCAGCTAACCGAGCCAATGCTGAAGCAAGTACAGTATCCATTTTTGATTGATTTCTTACAAGATCACAACAAAATGCTTTTATTTTACCTATATCATTAGATTTCATAACTTCTCTACACTTTAATTCCGTAGAGAGTTCTACTTCAGCTGGTGGTGATTCAAAAATAATCTGAAAAAAAGAATCTTTCATGTTATTGAAGATTTGTTGTAGATCCAGGGTACAATCTCGATTCGATAAAACTTACTGCTTGATCATCTATTGTATTATCTGTTTGTTTAGCTAATGCTTTTAACAAATCAACAATCAATCTCTTCATTGCTTTGGATTTAATAAAGATTAGAAGAATAGGCTTTAAAATTTTTACCATCGTTTTTATGTGTTACTTCCCAAACATAGCTAAATTGCTAATATATAACAAGAGATATTGCTTTTTATGGCTGACGATAAGAAAAATGTTCTCCAAAAACTAAAAGAAGGATTAGATGATAAAGAAGAACAACTTGCGATTATAAGTCTTTTTGTCAGATTGGGGGTTGTTGTTTGGAGTGGATTTATTGTGACTCTTAACTACATATCAATTCCTGGTTACAGTTCAGAACCCAAAGACATCACGTTCCCTGCTTCGCTTCTGACGGGAGCACTGGCAACATTTGGGCTAGAGGGATCAAAGAAAAGTAGTAAGAAAGACGATAAGGTTGCCACACAAGATGGTATGGTTCAGACTATAAGGGTAATAACACCTATTAAAATAGAAGGTGCTGAAGTAATCGACCCTAAACCTAAAAAATGAAAAAGCTACTTCCGTTTTTATTTTTTGTATCCGCACCAGCTTATGCGGATATGACTCACAACATATCTTCTAGTGTAAAGTTTGAATCTTTATCGGCTGCAAGTACAGCAGATAAGATCGGATCTAGTTACAGCATTTCAGGTAACAATGTTACAACTGTGGACTCTAATTCAGCAGCTACATTGGGTGGCTTCGGTGATGCAACTAACGGAGTTCCTAGTATTTCATTCCCTTCTGCTACACAAGCCACTTCAGGAGAAGCGTTCAGCTTTTCTACTAGCTATTTAGAAGGAGATGCCACACCAGGTAGTGCAGTTACAGTTGGCACTGTTCCAAACTTTAGTGATCTCACATCTACAAGTGCAGGAAGTGTAGGAACAGCAGCCGTAGCAATAGATAATCACACTATTACGATGACACCAGGAACAGGAACGGGTATCGTAATTACAGGTCAGTTTGTCGTTGATCTTACTATCGAATGAGGAGGCTTCTTCTTCTTGGCTTTGTTATATCTGCTCCTTGTTACGCTGTGCCAGTTATACCTAATTTTACGCAGGGAAGTTCCACCAGTCGAACAGAAACTTCCACAATTATTACAGAATCTATACGAACAACAGAATATAATTCTGGGTTCTTGTATTCAGTTACAGGATCAGGAATACAACATGATGGATCTTCTATTTCCCCAGCTGCTACCACAGTTAACGAAACTATAAACGGAACTACTCATACATGGCAGGGATTAAATTTAGATCAAAGACCAAACTGGACTCAATCAAATCCTGGAGATGCTTTTCAATTTACAGAAGTTTATCAAGCACCTGGAATGGAATCCGTAACCGATATAACCCGAACTATAGAAAGCACAAGCGTCACAGATACCACAACTATCTTCTCGCAATAACTTTAGTAGGTAATCCAGTATTTGCTAATGTGTCAAACACCAGTGCTCCTGTAGCACAGAGTTCATCGAGCGTATCAAACTTCGCTACACAGGTTTTGGGAGGTCCGATGGTAGAAAATCAGTATGGAAACGGCATAGTTTGTTCTGGCCCACAGATGGGATTTAGCCCTTTCGTAACCACAACATTCAATCAAAGACGACCTCAAGATTACATTTATAGTACACCCGTGTACGATCCAACAGACGATGATAATAATGGTGTGCCAGATAACCCAGGTAATATACTTTATCATCAAGAAAACTATAGTGGTAACAAAGATTCTTTAGGACTTAACTTTGGATTTGCATTCACGTTTAATATCCCGTTAGATAAAAGATTTCAAGATTCTTGCCTCGATGCAGCTAATACACAAATAAAACTACAAAAACAAGAACTTAATGCAAAAATGCTTAATTATGAAATTGCCAGATTAAAAAATTGCGGAGAGTTGATGTTAGCTGGAATATACTTCGATCCTAAAAGTGAGTTTGCAAAATTATGTGAAGGAGTCCGTATCGCTCCAAAACCTAATCAAGTTATACCCCACACTCATAAATTAGAAATAAGCAACTGACGCTCCAACAGAGCAGTGGCAGGAGATGTATCAGTTAGTCCGTTAGGATTGATTGCCATTTAAGGACATAGACAATCTCAGTTCAAAGAACCTAACATACCATTCACAAAGCATGATGCTGGGTCTGGTTGCTTAAAAAACAAAGGATCATCTTCGAGCAGAGATTGAATCGAGCCAATATGCCTACAGCTTCCTTTGTTTAGTACAAGGGATCATCTTCGGTCAGAGGTTAAATTTAATTAACTTGCCTACAGCTTCCCTCGTATTAGTTATTATACACAGAATTTTGCAGTAGACAAGCACGGGTTTTGACTTGCCTACCTAGACGCCCTATCCATTGCCTTGTCGAATAGGGTTTTATTATTCTACCTTATCTTTCTTCTTTGTAAGCTTTTTTACTATCTGTTTTACCAATGGTTTTACTGCGTTAAGAAGAAGTGGACTACTGGCAGCGACCAAGCCAATAACAGCAGTAGATACAATAGTAGAAACTTCTGGAATGTACTGATCTTTAAACGGGACGTTTTCATAGAGCGTAATACATTCAATCCCATCATCACCTCTTTTATGACCAATGACACGCTCTAATCGTTTTTCGTTACGAAAGTCTCCAAGCCTTTGATTATTCTTACCAGGACAGGGTTCTAATTCTATTGGTTTATCTTCTTTGATTTCTGGTATTTCTGGTTGCTTTGTTTCTGGTAAGGGTGGTGTTTCATTATTTGTAGGAACTTCTTCTGTAACGACAAGATTCTCAGGTGTATAGTCAAGAGGAACAAAACTAGGAAATGCAAAATCACACGTTGTATATACACCATTAGGATCATCTAATAACAAATTACGATTACCTGTATTCTTTATATCTCGATGTTGATAAGTACAACCAGGAACGTCTATATCAGGTGGTTTTGCTATATCAATATAATATTGACTATAAGGTTCTGGAACCTCTGGAATATATATCTCCCGAATTTGAATATCAGGTATCTCAATCGTAGGCATCTCTAGGAAGGTAAACTTCTACGAAAGAATAACATTTAGGACAGGAAAGATTAGTTACCATACTGTATTCTCCAGAAGTAACTGGATGATCTTCTCCATCTAAACTATGATCTCCACCCCAAATCAGTTCAGTTTTACAATGCCAACAGTTCATTTTTTAAGAAAAGGAATAGATTGACCTGTTTGACTTGGTAAAGCATTATCTAATACTTTAGGCATCATTCCTTGTACACCACTAAGAACTTTGTTCATCATCTTTGTTTGGAACTGCTCTGAAGTTACATACTTGTAACCAAAGTACCCTCCACCAATAACAGAAGTTACCATTACAAATGAAACTATGCTAAGAATATTAGCAATTTTTTGAAACATGATTAAATTTGCAATTTTAAAAGCACTATCTTTTTCGAGCGTGCTTGTATTACTGCTTATTGTAGCCCTATCCCCTCTCTACGTCACTATGGGGATAATGACAAGACAAATGCAAGAAAAGGTTAATTAATCAGCAGGGTCGGGTGTATTTCCGTCTGCTACCCAAGCAAGGTACTCTTGATAATCGGTGTTATCTTCAGCTAATGGAATACATATTTTAGTTGTTCCTTCCATTTTCATTACACCACAAAATACACCAGTAATGCTGTCGTTGTATTTTTTATAAATTGGGTCTGTTGGGTATGCCATAATTAAAGTTCACATTGTACTGTAATTTTTGCACTCGCATTATTAATTCTAAATAATATTGCGTGTCCTGATGTGCCTAGTGTCGTACCAGTATGATTAAAAACAACAGTTTCAGTACCACTATTGCCATTCATAACAAGGCTACTACCAGTTACATCTACGCCGGCATTATTACTATAAAAGACATAATAATTCGTTCCAGTTGTAACTGATATAGATGGTTTAGTTCTCATTGATACTTTAAGTGGTACGCTACAAAAGAAATTAGAAGCATTATATAAAGTTCCATTTTCAGATATAACAAGTTGAGTGTCCCCACCTTGCGACCCGTCACCATTAAACGTCTGACAATATCTCTGACATAAACGAAGCTCCTGTGCAAATGACCTATGCTCAAAATCTGTTGCCACGCTGCCTACTTCTAACTGAACTCCTGTAATTTCTAAGGTCGCATCATTTGTTGTGTACCATGTTGAAGTGTAGTCAGGTGTTTTTGCAGAATCACTAGCAACACCCCAAGCATT